TCACGCAGGAGCCTGTAATGACGGAGTGGCCGCTCCATCAAAAGCAGAGTTGATCTGTCCAAACAGGCGTTCAAAGGCAGAAAGCAGCCCTGGATCGAGCGATGATGGCGGAGTTGCCGTCCAATCATCGAGCAACCTCCTTGCGGTTAGGTCCTTTTGAAAGCTGCTCTTGTCGACCCGTGTAGAGTACTTCGTCAGTGCATTCACCACCCTCGGCTCCCGCTCCTCATCGGCGTTGAGCAAAAGAGCTCTGCCTTTGATGGAGCTGGGGTTCGCAGCGGCGGCGGCAGCCAGGTATTGCGCGCGTGGGATCAGATCCTCGAGTTCCGCCTCCGGCTTCCCTGCTGGTTCGCCAACGAAGACTATCCTCCTGCCGTCTGCAAACAGAACTCTCTGCAGTTCGGCGGCGTAGCGTCGACCCGGGGCGTCGCCGTCAAACAGCGTGACTACCTCAACGTCGTTCGCCATATAGAGGGAAGCGAAGTGCATGATCTCCTTGGACCCACCTGCCGGCGTTATGACGATGTCGTCCGAGAGGTGCGCCCTCTTGAGCGACTTCAGGAACGAGTTCATTGCCTTCAGAATCCAGTAGTCCGTGATCCCTTCGACGACCACTGTCCTCTTGCCTGCGAAGACCGTTTGCGCCAACGAGTAGCCGAGCGCAGCCTGCAACGGGAAGATGGCCTCCTTGTTTTTCGGCCACACCATGTCTGATACCGCCGTCGTCCCGTCTTTCTGCTCACTCACGACTCTCGTTCGACCGAGGTTGTCTGGATCGATCATAAACGGGGAGTGTGTAGTGTACAGCAGTTGGTTGTCTTCCGAGAGACTCTGAAAGTACTCCAGTAGATCAGCCTGGGCTGAGGGATGCAGGTGGAGTCCAGGCTCATCGAGAAGCAGAATCGCGTTACTGTGACCTTCGTCAGCCTCTACCAGGAACACAAGATAGAATGAGTAGAACCACTGCAAGCCCTTGCTGCGGTTGGCGAGTTCGATCTCATCTGGTGATCTATCATCGGTGACCCAGATTCGGAAGTAGTCATTGTCGGCATGGTATCTGAAACTGTGCTCTCGCTGCCGATACCACCCCTGGAACTTCTCCGTCATGGCTCGTGACGCTGAGCTTAGCCTGATTGATCGTTCGTCCTTGCGCTGGCGTATGACAGTCTCGTTCTCGCCATTCTCCTGCCCAAGACGGTGCAGCTCTTCTGGGTCGAGGTTCACGTGCTTGAACAGCGCCATCTTGGTTCGGAGCTTGGAGTCGTGCGGGTTGTTCTTCCAGTCCTGCACAAAGCGGCTTATCACCAAGGTGTCGTCGAGAGTGCTGTAGTCCTCGAAGTATATGAACTTGGGGAGGTGCTGTCCGACAATCTCAACTGCCCTCTGAAAAGGCGTCTTGCCTTTTGTGGTCTCCTGTATCTGTTCGAGTTCCTGGACAAGCGGGCCGAGAATCGGGCTGGTCCAATCGGCAGTGATCTTGCCGCTTAGGTATGTTATCAGGTTGGAGACTATAGTTCTTCCCGGCTGACTGTACATAGATGCGAGCTGCTTGACCTGACCAACAAAGCTCTCCAAATGGGCGGTGACCTCTTGCTTCAGAGCTGCCCATTCCTCGCCTCCCTCATTTGAGGTCATCTTCCGCACCGCCGAAGCCTTGGCGGCCAGCCATTCGGCCATCTTGTCCTTTGTGATCGACCAAGGCGGCTGAGACGGCGAAAACACATGGTCCAGATTCGCCGAGTACTTCCGGGTTATCTGGACGCCGGTCGGAGCCCAGTCGGCACCTACCTCCGCAGACAGCTCCTCTCTGACTTGGTCAGGTATATCGAAACATGCGGTGATCACTGGCCAGTCTTCGCTGTCGAACTCGTAGGTGTATCTGCCTCGCGGGAACTCGCGAAGGGCATCGAACTTCTCGCCATCAACGGGATTCAGCTTGTACAAAGCATAGAGCAGGGCCGACTTGCCTGCCTCATTCTTGCCTACAAGGGCGGTGACACTACCATCGACCGTCACCCACCCGCTGTCCTTTATCGACTTGTAGTTCTGCACTCTGAACTTGGTGAGTTTCATCTCGGTAGACATCCATTGCCTCCTGCGCCGAGGGTGCTGGCACCCAAGACGACGCCAGCACCCGGACTCGTTTCTCTAGCAGTAAGGATCAGCCTTCAGGCGGGAACGGGTCGTGCCCGTAGGTGCGCTCTTCTTGTATCCGGCCATTCTGCTTGTGTATGATGACCTGGGTATTCCCCTGGGACTTGGCCAGTTCGCGAGCGGCGTTGACCGCCTCGGCCTTGGTCTCGTGGACGCTGCTCGCGCGGGCCGAGTTCTCGCCCTTGACTTTCCAGCTGCCATCGTTGCTTACTACGTGATACCTCTTCATCGGACATAACCTCCGCATAAGCGTGTGTTCAGGTCGCCAACCACCGCCAGCAGGAGCGCTATGCCAGCAATCGGTAGTTCGCCGGGTAGGTCACGTATCCACCTCTGCACCGGGGATGCAGCGCGCAATCAGTATGATAACAAGAACCCTTGTTCGCATCAACGCACCGGATCTGGGCCACGTCGAGCTTCCCGTCTGGCAGAGTATAGTAACGACCACCGCCGTCGCATGGCGAGAAACCGGCAACGGCTCGGCGCTTCTTGTGGCACTGGATAACCAGTTCCTTTATCTTCGTGTACACAAGGTACCTCCTTGTACTTGCGTTCAGTTTGACACGCATCTTGGAGGTGCTTATAATACAGACATCCAGAAGGCAAGCACCAGCAATCCTCTGGAGAGCCCAGACGGTGGCAGACCAACCCACCGTCCGGAAACAAGCGTGGACGTTATCGGGTGTTTGGCGACGCTAGATAACGTCCTTGTCTTTTTGTCTGGCCACACTGGTCCCCTATTCACCTCACATTCATCTAGGTTCGCTGCTGACCGCGATCTCCTGAAACGTAGCTGGCGACCTGCGTAATCGTAACATTACCAACCTGCCTTGTCAATCATGTTGCATTGCCGGTTTACGTCTGGCTAGAATTCCGGGTCTTGCCTTGGTTTAGGTCTATAGTCAACATGCCGCTCTCTTCGTCTTGCTCCACCTGATAGGTCTTGGTTTCCCTTGCGTCGATCCCGAAGAAATCGACGAAGCTCTTCGCTGCTACATCCGCTCCTGTTGGGCGAAATCTGATGCGCCTTGCGCCGTCGGACTCCTTATTCGCCGTCAGTTCCACGCCGATCCTGTTGGTATCCGGGTCGTAGTAGAGCACACAGAAGCCGAAGTCGTCGAGATGGAACCTTCGTCGCGCTCCGTCGCTGATGCTGAGCATGCCCGACTTGCTCAGACTAGCTTTTGCGGCATAGGACCTGCCGCCTTCAGTGAACTTGATAAAAGCCATATTCTGCCTCCCACCATACGGCGGTGAACGGTTAGTCGCCAGGAGACATTATACATCAGCAATCAGATTGCTGCAATGAGGAATAGCATGCGGGAGACGTGGAGCAAAGTGACGCAATAATTGTAGCTACACAAAGCAGAGTGGAGAATCAGGCATGCGGCACACCGCTAGCGACAGCCTGAATCGCTCAGAGCACTAGGTTGCAGGAATGATACGGACACGCGGTCGCTAACGAGCATCAAGACTACTGAGTCGTCTCGCACAGAAGCATGTAATCCGCGTCGAGCCTGAGGATCTCATTGAAGTCATGTAGGCTCAGGCATTGGCTGCGATTGCGACGAAGACCTGTGACCTCAAACGACCTCTCCACGGAATCACTGGAGGGCGGTCACCAGGTCTCTCATCTGATTCAGCACGCGCCTGTTCCCGCTGCGACAGTGCCGAAGCAGCATGCGGAATGTGGCCGCTTTGAGGAACGCGCGATCCTTGAACCCGGAGAATTCCACATAGTCCCTATATCGTTCCATGGCGTCGGTCACTGCTTGATCTGACGTATCGCTTATGCGGGCAGACTTGCACCATCGAGCGAAGTCCCCTAGCCACCCGCTGTATGCTTTGTCTAGTACATTCTCTTCATATCTCGCGCGTATTGAGAAGACCTGCTCCCAAGTGGTAGTTTCCTCAATGCTGGGGTCGAACTCAATCTGCCAAGCGGGGCAATTGCCATCTGCACCTGCGAAGGGAACACTGTTGTCGAGTGAAACCGTTAGTCCAGGCGCGTCGTAAGGATCGAACGATTTGCGGCGCACGCCTCCACTATCGCGCAGGATATCCTGGCTGAGCTTGAACCTCTGATTGCACTTGGTGCACATAGGAGCCAGATTCCGCAGATTTGCCGCCGCGAATGGATAGATGGACTTTGCCAGATAGTGATCCAGGTCTTCGCGTGGTAGTCCGGGAGCATCCAAGTACTCACAGCCACAGAATGGGCACATGTGGCTGCTCGAGTTGTCGTAGATCGCTTTATAGTGCCGATCTCTCACTTCGAAATCGGAGAGCAGCCCAAATGCGAACGAGAAGATGTCCTTGAGCGGCTCTTGTGCGTCCGGTGGGAGCTGGCCGAGGGTCGCACAGTCGCGTGCACAGGATAGAAGCTCCCTGATGTTACGCTGGTTCTCCATGGTGTTCTTTATCAGCAGCCGTTGTGTTTGGCCCAACATGGTATAGACCTGAGCATAGGCAACGATGCGGTCGCGCAGGCCTGCCCGAGACTCCAGCCTCTGTTGGCAGTCTGCAGGAATGAGCGAAGGCCAACTGGGAAGCGTCCCACCAGCGTCTACGATCTGATGAACAGCCTGAAGTATCTGGTAGAGGCACTCGTGGAGCCAGTTCTCAGCAGTTGCAGCAAGAGGATATCCGTACAGCACGCTACGCGGTACCCTCCGCATCTAACTGACGGAGCCTATCCGCTAAGAAGACCTTCTCTACCGAGTTGCCCAAACGTTCGATGCCTGCTTTGACCTCATCTGGATCGTTACTCTGCATGAGGTTGTTGATGTCTTGCCTTGGCACTGCGGAGATCGGAGGATGGACGCCGAAGCACTCCTCAAGGATTCCGTCGAATGTTGTTCCGTAAGTCTCGATCTCCGGCAGTCTCACGCTTACTCTCCCTGTCTCTGCATCCTTGCCGAAGATCAGGATTCTTTCCCTGGGCATGTCGGACGGCACAAATGGAGCATGAGTGGTGAGTATGCAGTCTTGTTGTGAGACAGCAGAGCCGTCCTTTCGGATGCCGTTGTTGGTTGAGAGCTCGAGAATGCTCGATATGAACTTCACCCGCCACTGGGGGTTGAAGTGGGATTCGGGCTCATCCAGCACGAACAAAACGTTGGGGTACGATACCATACAGAAGGTGCCGAAGATCTGAGCAAGCTGGTGCTCACCATCTGAAAGCGCTACGTAATCGACTGCCTCCTCACCATCGTTAGGGATGAAATTCACCTGCTCGAATCGGAAGACCTTTTCCTCGTCTTGTGGCTCCGGCAGACGCGAAGCGAAGTGGCCGGTTGCGGCGTCTCGCTTGAGCCGCTCGCGCGTAGGTTTCGGAATGGCCAGGTCGTTCAGCATCGACAGCTTGTGGAGGGAGGAGTATAGCTTCAGAGTCTCATGCCAGAAGTGCCGAAATGCTTCTCGGCACTGATCATCCACTAGAAAGTCAAAAGTGTACGTCTCTGTCTTTCTGTCATAATCGTAGCAGGTTGCGCATCGTTGTAGATTCGCGATGTACGACTCGAGCTCGTCGGTGAGCTGGATGCCTTTGCGCTTGCTCCGGGCGGAACGACGTGCGGGAGCCTTCGGTGCGGCGCTGTGGGCAAGCTGGATAACGCAACGGAATGAGTGGAGATCCTTCAGCCTTGCTTCGTGTAGCAGCGCAGTGTGCTGATCCTGGGTCCCGAGGAGCAGATTTGCTACGAGCACCTCCAGGTGCGTACCGTAATCGATCAGCATGAGCCTGGTATCTGGTATGTCGCACTTGTTGTCTGAGTCGTTCAGGGCACATCGAGCTACCTCGTCTGCGTAGCCGCTACGGCTCACCAAGAACGGGAGACTCAACGTTTCGTTGTCCCCCGACGTGTAACCGACGACCCTCTGCGGCAACAGCTCTATTGTCTCGGGAGCATTAACGGGGCAGTCGATCCAGCTGCCCGCTTCCTTCATCTGGATCACAACATCTGGATTGCTCTTGCCGCCCGGCTTCCGGGCAATGCGAACGTGTACTGCCGGATCATCCCTTCGTGGCTGAATCAGGTACTCAATCTCGAATTGCAGACGGCGGTCGCTGAAGACCCGCTCCTCCCCAGGAACGCAGCGATGGAAGATGCATTGGAACACCTCGGCCAGAACCTGTAGAAACTGCGACTTGCCGCTACCATTAGGGCCAATCAGACATATCGGACTGAAATCGCTGTATTCCGTAGAAGGACTGCGCATCCAAAGATCAAGCCCGTTGAGGAGACCACCGCAGGTGTCAGCGGCTATAACGTGGACTCGCAAGAGCTTCATTGCTTCACCTTCTCAAACCGCATCGCGCTGGTCGCTGGGTCGAAAACCTGTCGGAGTTTGGGATGCTCTTCACCGAGCAACTGGAAGACGACATCCTTCAGAGTGTCGTAGTCGGCACTGAAGCGTTGGCGCAGCTCATCAAATGTGAAACTATCGTGCGGCAGCTGGTGCATTACTTGCCAGACGGAGTCGACAGTGATCTTGGTCATGTGTGGCTTCCTCTCTACCTGTCCTCGTGCTGCTGCCTTTGGCTGCTTCTCGCGTTCCTTGCGCACTCTTTCGAGCAGTACTGATGCCGGCTCATAGTCTCGCCCTTCGGCCCTGGCAAGCTCCGCCTCGGTTGGGACTAGCTCGCCGCGAAGAGCCTTGGCGAGCACGGCCTGGGTGAGCTTGTCACTGCGGACGGATGCGAGGGAGACGCGGGTATCAATGGCATCTGCAAGCGCTAGGAGGGCATCCGCCCGGCGGACGATCTCTTGCTGCTCCGATGTCGGAGGAACGGGAATCGGCAGAAGCCGTAGATCGCCGATGTTGACGCCCTTCACGGCCACCCCGCGCGCCACCTCTCGAAAATACGCTTGCGAGGACTCCGTGCGCAGGACAGACGCGAGGTACGCGCCATCGATCCCTAATGCAGGGGTGATGCGGGCGGAGTCCTGGGTTATGTTGCCGCCCTGCAGCTCAGGCGGAACAACGGCCACTCGCCCGTAGGTGCCGCGGATAGCTACCAGAACGTCACCAGCCCACAGGACAGACCTTGCATAGGCAGCGGCGATCTCGTGTGAGGTGCGCTGTATCCCGCTGAGGTCGATCTTATCGCCCCGAATGTCCTTCACTCTGACGTATGGGACGCCATCGGGAACATCGGTCTTCGGCATCAGTATGCCATAGCAGATCGGCCGATCCCCGGGCGTCAAGCACTCAAGTGTACTCCACTCCCACCCTTCGGGCAGTTCGGGCAGGCTTTCGGTATCGAGTTCCTCCGGCTCTCGATACTTCTTTCCGAGTGCAGCTTTGCGCTCTGCCCGGATACGATCCAGCAATGCCGATACCGGCTCGGTCTCGGGGTGCAGTTCGCGCCAGTCGGCGGTCAGCCGGCCTGAGCAGGCAGCGGCGAGCACGGATTGCCGAAAGCGCTTCACCATCTCCTTCACGCGAGCCAGCCGGGTCCCTGTGGCGCTGGCCCGCGAGAGCAGCCCATCGATCTTCTCGACTATGCGATGCTGCTCGGCGAGAGGAGGCAGGGGCAACTCAAGAGCAGCCATCTCCGTCCACCCCACACGAGGCAGCTGGACACCGGTAGAATGATGGTGGGCGTAGTCGACAACCTGACTAGTCATCAAGCAGCGCATGAGATAGCGCGAGTCTAGGTGCTCAGTTCTTGGGAAGACAAGGATATCTGTGGAGCATATCCCATCGAAATCGGGTACGCAGACTTTGTTGAGATACGGCCGGAGCTTTCCGTAGAGCACATCGCCCCGGCGGAATACAGTTTTCGTGCTGGTCACCTCTGAAGCCGATCCGACGCCCACGATGGAAGCAGTATGGGCGCCGATGTGTTCGAGGCTGAGGTAAAGAGCGTCTGGGCACCCTGACGGCTCTACTTTCTCTGCAGAGGGGGCTGTTACATCTCCAAGGCGCACGCATTCCCAGCCTTCTGGTACTTCTCCGTTTGGTTCCTGCTCGATCACGTCCGGCCCTCCACGCAAGCAGCTTGCCCACTGCCGTTCTCCAGCAGGGCGATGATCGCGTTGAGCTCTTCAACGGCGCTCTCAAGCTCGGAAATAGCGTCGGCGGCAAGTTCCTCCGGCTCCGGCAGGTCATCGCCGTCGTCAAGGGACTCGTCCTTAAGCCATTTCAGACTGTCGATCTTGTAGTTGCACGCCTTGATATCCTTGACTTCGAACGAGCGCCAGCGATCCTGCGTCGAATCCGACGAGGTTCTCCGGGCGCGGCCGTGCGGGTCGGGGCCGAAGCAGCGTTCGAACTCGGCGAAGTGTTCGGGGGTTAGCGGTCTGTCCTTCTTCGTAATCGCTGGCACATTCGTGCGGGCATCGTAGACCCAGGTGCGCTCCGTCGGAATGCCCTTTGTGAAGAAGACCACATTCGTCTTCGTGCCCGGACTGTAGGGTGTAAACGTCCCGCGCGGCAGACGCAGGACCGTGTGCAGGTTGCAGTCCTGCATAAGAATCTCGAACACATCACCGGCCTGGTCGGCGAACAAGCAGTTGTCAGGCAGGACCACGGCTGCTCGGCCTCCGGGCTTCAGCAGTGTCATCACATGCTGAACGAAGTTGAGCTGCTTGTTTGCGGTGGCTATGGTGAAGTCCTCGCGCTCCGGCACCTGGTTCGCACCCTTGGTTCCGAACGGAGGATTGGTCAGGACAACGTCGAACCTCTGGCTGGTCGGAACTTCGTAGATTGAATCTCCCAGAGCGATCTTCGGTTCGACCTGGTGGAGGTAAAGGTTCATCAGAGCCAGCCTGCGAGGACGCGGGACAAGCTCTTGCCCATAGTATGTGCTCTCGCGCAGCCTCTTGGCGAGGTCGCGGTCGACTGCCCCGCCCTTGGTTTCCTCGATGAACCACTCGTAGGCGCACATCAGGAAGCCGCCGGTCCCGCAGGCGGGGTCGCAAATCGTGAACTCGCCGTGGGTCCGAGGATCGGGCTTCACGCACCTTACAATGGACTGGATGAGGATGCGCGGGGTGAAGTACTGCCCCGCGCCCTTCTTGCCCTCGCTTGCAGCCTTTTCGAGCAAGCCCTCGAACGCGGCCGCCTTGACATCGACATCCAGGGCTGTCCACTCAACATCATCGATGAGGCTCACAAGTTTGCGTAGGTTGACAGGATCGCTGAAACGTGACTGCGCGCCAGCATAGATGTCACCGAGGATGCCCTGTTGCCTGCCAAGAGCCCTTAGCGTCTCCACATAATGATCCTGCAGTTCAGTACCGCTCTTGTCGGCCAAGGCCGGCCAATCACAGCCTGGCGGGAGCGAGATGCCTCGCTCATCCGCCATCTTCAGGAAAAGGAGATATGTGATCTGTTCGATATAATCACCGTAGTCGATCCCGTCATGCCTGAGCGTATGGCAGAATCCCCACAGCTTGCTCACTACATCTATCACGCCGCTATTGCCTCGTTTGCCTTTCGTATGATGCTGTCAAGCCGTCTCCCGAACGTTTCGTTCGCCCGCCTCCAGCCCCCATGGCGCGTGAACACCGGCAGAAGATCGAAATCGTCCTTGTCGATGGATAGGTTCTCTACTAGGTGAACGCGGATGCGATCCAGCCACAGCGTCTGCTCCTCCGTCAGGGCCAGACCGGCGGTAATCGCGTTCATCGCGCGCGAGACCCTTTCCTCCGCAGTGAGTAGCGGTTCCACCTCCCGGGCAGCGTGTTTGACCATCGAGATGACGTCAACAAGCGCCTTGCCATAGGTCAGCTGGTGCACTCTCTGCAGCAGGTCAATCCTGAAGCCCTGAGGGGCGTGCTCTAGCTGCTTCCGCAAGTCGACCAGCGACTGGACGCTCCAGTCCCCGGGCCTATCAAGCAGTACGCTGATGGCGTCGATCTTCTCCGAGTTCTCATCCACGAATCTAACGAACGCCTGGAGGTAATCGTCCGGCTTATACTCCTTGCCGTCCGCTCCCCGCACAAGCCACTCAGAGCTTACCTCATCTTCGGCCTCATAGGCAACAAGGAAAGTGCGGGGTGCCCTTGGGTAGTTGAGGAGGAGATCTTGGAAACGCGGGTCTCGCAGCAGCACCATCGTCCCGGTGAAGCTGTCTCTGAGCGCCTCAGGCAGGTCCGCCGCGAACCTTGCCACATCACCACCTGGGATGAACGCCGCGAACATCTGTCGAGCCTCGCCAGACATCTGCTTGTCAATACGCTGAAGCCGCTTGACAAGGCATCTGATGTTGTAGTCGCGGTCCTTGTTGCTCCATATATCATCGATGACCTGAATGATCGAGCGGGCTTCGGTTTCCGGCGGCTCGGCGGTGATGCCTGTGGCGTTTCGGAAGTACTCCAACAACGTGCCGTCGAAGCAGTCGAATACCGTGAAGTGGTTCTTGTCCGGAAAGCGCTCGCCCTTGCGCGTGCCTCGTCCCAACATCTGCTCAAAGAGAATGCGGGACTTCACCGGTCGCAAGAAGACGATGAACTCCAGATCGGGGATATCGACACCCGTGGAGAGCATATCGACTGTGACCACCACTCCGGGCAGGTCACGGTTGCGAAACTCCTTGATGCGACGCAGCGGCCGATCAACGCGCCCTGTGATCTTCTGAACGAAAGAGTCGCCTCTGCCAAAGACGTCGCGGGCGATGTTCACCAGCTGATCAGCGTGCGACGTATGCGGCACGTCGTTCGCCGCGAAGATCAGCGTCTTCGGGAACCGGCCGTACTCCTGCTCGTGCTCGGTGCAGTACCGACGAAGTTCCTCAAGCACCTTGCGGTTGGAATCCGGCGCGGTTACCTTCTCCTCCACCTCGGAAGCATCGAACTGCCTCTCGTCTTCCAGCAGATCCATCTGCAGGGTGCCGTCTCGCGCATTGACGTAGCCGACTTGCTCCCCCTCATTGAGGAAGACCCCGTTGATCCTGACATCCGAATGCAGTTTCACCACGTCATAGTCCACGAGGTACCCTTCGCGTACGGCGCGTTCATAGTCATAGCGAAACACGATGTCGCTGAAGTATGCCTTGGTGTGCGCCGCAGGAGTGGCCGTAAGCCCGATCTTGATTGCGTCGAAGTGGTCAAGAGTCTTGCGCCAGACGCTCAGTTCGGCCGACGTGTAACCCCTGTGGCACTCGTCCGCAATGATCACATCGAACGCGTGGATCGGGATGCTTACCTGGTCTGCATCCTCATCGATCTCCTCGTCGCCCAGACCGAAGATGACGTCCCGACCGAAGAGGTTGACCATCATGCGTTGGATGGTGCAGACGTAGACGAAGGCGTCTCCCGGCTTGGGATCGGTGAGGTAGGCTGTCGGCAGAACCTTCGGGTCGAACTTGTCGTCCTCGAAGTCTTCCGAGTGGAATCGCTGGCTGTAAACCTCATAGACTCGGTCGAATTTCAGTCCGGGCTCGGCTTCGAAAGAGGCAAAGGCTCGGACTGCTTGCGCCGCCAGTGCCCGACGGTCCACCAGGAACAACACGCGCTTGCCTACCCCGGACTTCATCAGCCTGTAGGTCTCGTTGACCATCGTGAATGTCTTGCCGGTGCCAGTTGCCATCGCGACGAGCATGGTTCTCTTGCGGTTGGCGATAGCTCGCTCGACCTCCTGGCTCGCCTCTATCTGATAGTCCCTGAGTCTGGGATGATCGTTCGCCAGAGACTGAAGCGCCGATGTCTCGGAGTCAAACGACCGTTCGAACAGATCCGAGAGCGCACTAGGCGAATGGAACCCGGCGATCTGCCGAGAACGACTCAAGGGGTGTCGGACATCGTGAAACCAGGTGACTTCTCCGTTGGTGGAGTAGAGAAACGGTACGCGGTAGCCGTGGAAGTTGAGTGGGCTATCAACTGCGCCGGTCGAATACCGCTCGGCCTGGGTCAATACGTTCTGGGGACCGAGAGTGACCTTCTTCGCCTCGACGATACCGAGTACCTGCCCGTTCACGCACAGCGCGTAGTCGGCGGGACCGTTCTCCGTCGGATACTCCTCGATAGCGGTTTTGTGGCAGGAGGCGAGCGATGATATGGCACTGAACGGAACAACCGTCCAGCCTTGAGCCCTCAGACGCGGATCAATCCGTTGTCTGCGGGTCTGCCTCTCCGATTCATCACTCGTGGAAAGAGCCATTCCGCGCCCCCGAAACCGTTCTGCCACAATATTCTACACCAATGATGTGGTTTTGGGTATGGGTGATGACAGCCCATCGGTCACACATCATTCGGGCGTGAATCCTGAGGCTTGACGCGCTATAATGGGTTGGCGAAGACCGACGGCCGTCTAGATGGATCGGTATCTCCGCGAGAACTGCCGTGGACGTTCGCATCGGCTGATCGGAAATGATTGCGAGATGAGCAAAGCGAGCTCCCCTGAACTCGAACTACACGAACGGTTGCTATGTTCTGACCCAACAGCGTCCGCTGAGCTGGCTGATGCATTCCTTAGCCCTGTCATAGCTGGACTGCGGCGCCGCTGCAGTGGCATCCGCGACGACGTCCTGATCACTGAGGCGGCAATCGATGCCATACTCGACTATGCACAACAGCCATCCAAGTACTCCCCTGAGCGCATGGGATTGCTCGAATACCTGGTGATGAGTGCGCGCGGCGATCTACTGAATGCCGTGAAGCGCGAAGCTGGGATCGCCACAAAGACCGTGCCCTTTTCGGCTGTCGAGAATGACCCGGACGCTCGGAATAGACTAATGGACGTGGCGGTCTGCGATCAATACGATGTGGAAGCACAGCATTGCTCCCCGGAGCTTCTGGAACGTGTGCAGGGTCTGATGGAGGACCCGGTGGACGCGGAGATCGTACGGTTGATGATGTCTGGCGAGAGGCGGACCGCGGAGTATGCACGAGTTCTAAGGATCGAGGGTCTCGACAAAGCCGAGCGGGAGAGGGTCGTGAAGCAGAATAAGGACAGGCTCAAGAAGCGGTTGAGACGGCTAGGAGTTGGCACCGATGACTAGGCATTCAAAACACGATCTGCTGCAGCGCGCCGCTAGACGCGCCAGCTCCAGGCCATTCTTCTTCGCGACAGTCCTCACAGCATTCTCGGCTGAACGAGGCATGGATGACGATGCCCTGGCATCCTGGCTGGATTGCCCACGCGATCAGATTCACAGGCTTGCTCTCTGCCGGCGGCCAGACTGTGACAGCATGACCTTCCGACAGGATGTCGAACGTGTGGCGTCTTATGTGGGCGCCAATGCGGTCCGCTTGGCAGAGATGGTTCGTGAGGTTGATGCATGGTCCGGTTTGCGGGCGGGCCGCACATCAGACGAATCCATGGATGCGGGCTTGCTGATGGCAGCGCGCGACCGCGAAGAGCCGGCCGGATCGGCTGATACGGAGAACGCAGAATCAGACTCATCCAAGGAGCCAGACGATGGCGCTTGAGCAAGGAATGTCGGACATCGTTCGGGCATTTTGGGAAGCTGCCGGCGGCCCGGAGCCCTACCCAAGGGGGCTGGAGACATCCGTGCTCTGGGCATTGCCGTTGGCCATTGTCAAGCTTCCAAATCTCTGGATCAGAACCGTGCAGGAATGGGCCGACCAGAGGAATCTGCTGATTTGTCTGCGATGCCCTGACCGGCCACTTCGTGCCTGTCTTGTCGCCAACGTGGGAAGAGGATTCGTCATACTGGATGGTATCGACAGTGAAGATGAACGGCGGTTCTCGTTAGCTCACGAAGTGGCTCACTTCCTGCTCGACTACCTTATGCCCCGGCGGCGCGCCGTCTCGCATTTCGGGCAGCAGATCACCGAGGTCCTCGATGGACACCGCGCTCCAACGCTGGAGGAGCGGTTCAGCTCGATCCTGACCGATGTTCCTATCGGCGTTCACATGCACCTGATGGATAGAGATGACAGAGGGGCCTATGGACGCGGCCAAGTAGCACTGTCTGAGGGCAGAGCCGACAGGCTGGCACTTGAGCTTCTCGCTCCTGAAGCTGAAGTTCGCGTGGCGGCAGAACGGGGATCGTGTCCGGCCTCGCCAGACCGAATCGCTGATGTTCTTCGCAAGGATTTTGGTTTGCCTCAGAGCACCTCGCTGACTTACGCGACAGAGCTGTCTGAACAGTGGCACGGTGTGCCCTCGGCCCGAGACTGGTTGGGTCTGCCGGGAACGAAAAAACCTGTCGAACTTCTGGATGCTTCCCGGAATAGTAATCAGACGCCGGAGCAAACAGGCCGGGGAAGAGAGGATCCCTAATGGTGGACGACTACGGAGTGGACAGCAACACAGAGTCGGGCGCGCTCGAACCTACTGAGGACGCCACACAAGTCCCGGTTCCGGTAGACGCTGGTGAATATGAAGAAGCGACCGGTGAAAAGCTGGCACACACACTCGACATCCAGAGTTGGCAGCCGGGCGAAGATCTAGGTCAGTTATATGGGCGACTTGAGCGGGAAATCGAGGACGCTGTTCACCAGGAGAACCGCATCCGAGAGCGCATCCGACAGAACGTGTTCCCCCTGCTGCAGACTAGACCAGGCTCTCCGACCGGTGCCGGCGTATACGTTGCCTCCGTGGAGCAGTTGGAAGAAGTACATCATGGTCTACTCTTCAATGGGGCTGTCGAGGCGTGCGACGGGACCAGTATCGTGCACGATACGCTGCCGGTCACGATAACTCAGATTGGTGTCTGCCTGGTTTCCTACCAGGGTGACCAAGGATCGTACGTGCACAGGATATTCCGACGTGACGTGCGAGTCCGAGGAACCGATCCCGTGGATGAGGCCATGGAAGTGCTCGACCGGAGACGGCAACGGACTGGCTTTGATAACAGCAGCAGGCGCGACGTCATGAGCGATCTGCTCAGGCGAGGCATTATGGCATATGCTGAGCGAGCCGTCCTGTTGCGAAGGTCGGACGCGCTGTGGCGTATGGGGCACGGCAATCCGGCGCCTTACGAGCTACTCACGGGCTCGGGCTCCAGGGAACTCCTGGAAAGCAGCCTCGGCCTCCTTCGCGAGCTTGTTCTCGATCATCAGCGTTTTGTATTCGTGCCGAGCGCGCCTGCGGATCGTATGTTGCTGACCATCGGCAACGCGCTCCGGCCGCTGGAATACGCGATTGTTGATACGCTGAGTGATCGCATCAACCGAGTTGTCGAGCAGGGCCACTATCGTGGCGACTGGGCGAGTCTGGTAAGCGGGGTCAGAGAATTTGCGGCTGACGCTGGTTCGAAGGTGATCATAGGGGTCTACCGTGCTTCAGCAATGTCGCCTCCGCACATGTTTTTTGCACACGCGGACCACGTTCATAAGGCGGCCATGATCGCGATGGCCGACAGCACTCTTCAGGAACATCGGGGATTCCCTATGATGATTGACCTTGCAGACAGCATATGCAGAACCACGTTCGGCTCTGACACCCTGATCGCGCCAACGCAGGTGGCCTATGCACAGGCTGGAGAGCCGTTCAGATACCTGACTGAGCGGCAGACACGGAAGTAGGAGGAAGTAATGGAAACGGAGAACGACGGGATTCAGCAGGTATCTGGGGTTGGAGCGACCCCCGATCCGGTCCGCACGGTGCCGACAAACATTATAGACACACTGCGCGAGGACATCGCGGAGGCCGGTGGCGAGATGGAGCTGCCGACGGAGTATGATGGCTCGATAGGCAGGACCATGTTCGACTCGCCCTCCAGCGAGGACGGAACGCTGACGGTCTTGATGCCGAGGGAAAACCTGGAGACGCTTCCCATGCAGACAATGGTCCGCATCAAGAGCGTGGCTGATGGCCGTTCGTATCTCGGGGTCACGGTCAAGGGGCCGTTTGCCGAACCCGATGGACTGAGGGCCGACGCGACCCCGCTTGTTGCAATAACCATAAAGGGCGGCATTCTCATGCCAAAGTACCACGGACGCGCACAGGTGGAGTTACTCGGAGAGGAACTGCCTGACGGCGCGGTTGTTCCACCACGACGACGCCCTCTTCCCAACAGCCCTGTCTTCGTTCTTAGTAGCACAGAAACCGCAGAAGTGTTGCGGACCGGCGGGGACATCTGTCTTGGACTTGTGGAGGGCAAGGAGGAGATAGAGGTCAGGTTTCCGTCTGGGCTGAAATCCGTGCTACCGCGACACCTTGGGATACTCGGCACGACGGGCGGAGGCAAATCCACGACCGTTTCCGGCCTGATCGCGCAGTTTCAGGCCGCAGGGCTGGCGACCGTTCTCTTCGACACGGAGGGAGAGTATACGGCGATATACGAGCCGACATCTGACCCGAGAATGCTGCAGGCTCTGGCGCGCCGGCAGCGGAGACCGGGGGGTGTGGATAACACCCACGTCTACCACCTGGTCGGCCGCGAAACAAGGAATCCGGCTCACCCCAGCCTCACGGAGTTCCGACTGGATTTCTCCGAGATATCGCCCAACGCATTCAAGGAGATACTTGGTCTCAGCGACGCGCAGGAGCACCGCTTCTTCCAGGCATACGATGTGTGCAAGCTGCTGCTGCGCGACCTCGGTGTCTTCCCGCGCCCAGGACACCAAGGTGATGAGAGGATCGCCTTGGAGCTCGACGAGCAGGAGACAGGCTATCCCTATATGACGCTCTCCCATCTCATAGACATCGCAAGTGTCTTTCAGCATGTAGTCGCGAAGAGCGATGGTGACCCAGCACCGTTCAACCCGGTGTTCAAGAACGACCTGCAGAAGGTTCTGCAGCGCGTGAAGGCCGTGAAGTCCGATCACGAGGTAAGCTGGAGAGCCCTGCTTGCGAGACTCTGGCGAATACACCGGCTCAAGATCTTCGACAACCCCAAGGCGAAGAGCATCGACTACAGCGAGATCCTCCAACCAGGAAGAGTGTCGATCATCGATTTGAGCGATACTGACTCCCCGGACGTAAACAACCTTGTGATTGCTCAGATACTGAGAGGACTGCAATCGCAGCAGGACCAAAACTACCAGGAAGCCGCGAAACAGAACGCCTCGCCGGTACCTGCAATGGTCCTCATAGAAGAAGCCCACGAGTTCCTGTCGTCCCAGCGGATAAAGGAGATGCCCATCCTGTTTCAGCAGGTGGCGCGAATCGCGAGGCGCGGCCGTAAGCGCTGGCTCGGCCTGGGTTTTATCACGCAGCTACCGCAGCACCTTCCCGACGAAGTGCTGGGCCTGATCAATAACTGGGTGCTACACAAGATCAGCGATTCTGGAGTCGTGAATCGCCTCCAACGGTCCATCGGAGGCGTGGACGACTCGCTCTGGCACCGACTGCCGGGTCTGGCACCCGGCCAGGCAATTGTTGTCATGGCGAGCCTCGCGCGGCCGATCCAGACCACCATCGACCCGACTCCGTGCCGATTGCTGATGGTGGACTGACGAGCCTACGGACGCAGAAACGTGAGCACGCTCTCGGTGCGCATCCTCTTCTCCAAGCTGGAGCCGTCGCCGCTGGACGGGGGCGGAAGATATCGCTTGTTTGGGGGCAGTTCCCGCTCCTTGTATTGGGAGAGCGTGAAACCGGCATGCCCGGCCGTATGGCGCACCAGAAGTGAGTTCTCGATGAAGACTCCTTTCAGGCAAGAATTCCCAACCACGAGAATTGCCTTGCCTCCGGCGCGGATCACGCGATGGAGCTCCGCCACTATCTTGCCGACATCGAGCGCGTATCGTTCTAGGATGCGGCGCTCGCGGTTCGGCAACTGGGCCGTAGCTGCAAGCTGCGACAGGACGGCGGAAGCTGTCTTCTTTGCAGTCTCCTCATCAAGCATCCGTTCAGCGCCTACTGAGTTGCACCGCACATCTCTAAGCTCGCCGACGCTGTATCCCAGCCACACAAGCGAGAGCCTGTGGCCACGCATGTAGTCGATGGCATTGAGGTAAGGTGGGGAAGTTATCACGGCATCAATGGAGCCCGACTCAACATCTGACAGCGTTCGAGCATCCCCCAGAAGAACTTGGACATCTCCCGGGGGCGGCTGCTGCTCAAGTCGACTGGCCACATACTCGACTGACCTTCGGAACTCCTTGATGACCGGAAAGTCGTTCGCATCGCGCACGCGGTGCGGGCGGCTGTGCGACACGTCGCGGGCCAGTGAAGCCCCCCTGTCCTTCGTAATGATGAGCCTTGAGAGTGCGATGCGGAGGGCGTTCCCGAGAGCACCACTGTGTTCGATAAGCAGTGCACTGATTTTCCGTAGATCATCTTGCTGCTCCTGCGCAAACCAGAAGTCAACGTAGTCTTGCGTTTCCTTGTCCGAATCGATCCAGGGCAGCACAGGAGCAGACGTGTTGTGTTTCTCCGCGCAGTTGGCAATGTTCTCGCCAGCCTTTCGCAAGTCCCGGACATCCACCGGCGTCGTCCAAGCGCTCGCCATGAGCACTGCAAGGGGGTCCATGTCATACCCCATCGATCTATGCTTCTGCTCCGAGGCGATCCTCACAACCGTGCCCGATCCAACCATTGGGTCAAGGACGACGGAGCCTGGAGGCAGGTTGCGTACCTCGGCCAGTGCGACCTCAGGGGCCATTCTTGCGGGGAATGGGTGAATGGGCATAATGCCGGTGTTATTGGTCACGTGTGCTCCGTTCATCATGTCAGTGTGTGCCATAATGTCAACGGCCGTTTCCTCCTCAATCCTGGACTGCTTGGCGGCCGGACAGTATCATATTATCCTCTGGCTTCGATAGCGTCAACTGCTGTTGTTTTCTGTTGCTGATGCGTTGGTCATTCTCCACAATCCATTCCTTGCGCTGTTCTTGCCACAGCAGTGGAATCTCGCCGACGAATCGATTCAGTGAGAGACCCTCCGGTTCCCGTCCGTCCACAACGGCCTCAACAATCTCGGGTGCAAGGAGCGTCAGTCGGAGCAGACGAGCCATGTACCAGCGGTTCACATTGAGCGAGCGCGCAGTATCAGCGATTGAGGAATATGTGCCTTCGTCGAGCAACTTCCTCCAGCGAAACGCCCGCGCCAGGGCAATGAGCATTGCATTGCGGTACGCGATGCTTCCATTGCCAGTCGCCGATTCGCACTCTGGCGCAATGATCCGCTTGCGGCCGCTCGTGCGTTTTAGGTTGAGGGGTATGTGAATCCTCGGACCACCCGAGGATTCTATGAGCTCGGTTGCCACATGAGTTCTCCTTACTGCCTGAGCTCGCAGGCGACCGAATGAAGGCCGTCCGCGCGCAGGGTCATATCGATGCCGCCTTCGGTCACCACGACCTGGTCGACCAGGGCGCGCATGACGCGGTACTGCTCCGCAGGGTAGAGCTCGTTCCAAACGGTATCGAGGGTAGTCAAGAATCCGGCGACGTCGTGTTCGGAAAGCTCGGTCCCGGCAGAGTCCAAGGCACCGGAGTTCTGGTCCTGCATCACTCTGAACGTCTGGGCGACGAGTTCCGGCGAGGAAAGGATGGTGCGGAGGTGGTCGAGGACTGCCGTCTCTATGTCGCCGGCGGGGACGGTCCTGATTGGGCAGGCATCATATCCCAGTTTGGCGGCGGTGCCGCAGACGTAGTAGCGGTAGAGCTTGCCCCTCCGCCGGGTGTAGCTGTGGGTCATGGCTTTCCCGCAGTGACCGCAGCGGATCAGCTTGTGCAGCAGCGCGTTGGTCTCGCGGGTCGGTTGCTTGCGCTGGCGGCCTAGACCGGACGTCAAGGTGCGCTGGACTTCGTCCCACAGTCTCTCGTCGATGATGGCTTCGTGCTCGCCTTTGTAATGCTCGCCCTCGTGCTCGACCAGGCCTCGGAACGTGCAGTTGGTCAGCACGCGGTAGACGTGCTGGTTTGTCCATTGGCTGCCTTGGTGTAGTTTCCCACTCTTCGTCGTCCAGGTCTTGGTCGTGATCTCTTTGGCGTTGAGGCTCTTTGCGATCCCGATGAGCGAGTTGAACAGGAGATACTGATTGAACATCCACCGGACGATCTCGGCTTCCTTCGGGTTGACGACCAGCCGCCTGTGGGTGTAGTCGACGTCGTATCCGAATGGCGGCGTTCCGCCCATGTAGATGCCCTTCTTCTTCGCGGCGGCTATCTTATCCCTCACTCGTTCGGAAATGATGGCACGCTCGAACTCGGCAAAGCTCAGAAGAATGTTGAGAGTGAGACGACCCATCGCCGTGGTGGTCGAGAACTGCTGGGTGATCGACGTGAACGCCACGCCGTGCTTCTCGAAGAGCTCCATCAGCTTCGCGAAGTCGAGCAGGGAACGGGAGATGCGGTCTATCTTGTAAACTATAACCGCGTCCACCTCGCCCTTCTCGATGTTGTGGATCAGCCTCTGTAGTGCTGGCCTGTCCAGATTGCCGCCGCTGAAGCCACCATCGTCGTATTGCTCACGTAGGCAGACCCACCCCTCATGCCTCTGGCTCGCGATGTATGCCTCGCAGGCCTCGCGCTGAGCGTCGAGTGAGTTGAAGTCCTGCTCCAGGCCCTTCTCGGTGCTCTTCCTCGTGTAGACCGCGCACCGAAGCGTGCGGACCGCTGGCGCCTCTCTCGTTATCACTGCTTCCTCCCTGCCGGCTTTAGGCCAAAGAACGCGAGCCCACTCTGATGGGCCCCGGTGATCGCGGCGGCGATGGCCGAGAGGCTGCGATACTTGCGGCCACCAAACTCAAAGCCGTCGCGCAGTGCGGTCACCTCGTATCGCTTACCGCGCCATTCGCGCACAAGCACTGTGCCGATCACCGGATGGTCTTTCATCACTTTGCGCTTGCGCTTAGAGACACCCGTGGGCATCGCGTTCTCATCGTATCCGTTCTCAACGAGCACCTCGTCAAGCCTGCGCAGCACTCTCTCTGGCAGGCCTCCGTAGGCGATCTCCTGCAGGCGATATGCCAGGCGCTTGATGATGAGGTCGCGGTTGTAAGCCGGAGGCTCCTTACCGTAGAGCGCCACGTACATGCCTTTCAGCTCATCGTGTGTTAGCTTGGGCAGGCCGGCGATCTGCTTCAGAACTGAATCTGCCATAGTCCTCCTCGTAGTGGTTCTTGGTGACCCATTCATCACTCACAACCGCGACAAAAGCAAGTGCCCGTGTAGAGGAACCAGGCTGGTTCAGCACGTTTTCTTGGTGTGGGCGGCCTGTCGCATCTGTGCGAGCGTCTTGCCACGGGTCATCTGCACGTGCGGCCTGTCCTTGAACTTGGCCCAACTGCCGCCCCACTCGAGCCCGCATTCGCGAGCTATCTTACCGAACGTGTCCCACGGGCCGTTCCAGGTAACCTTGCCGTTGATGACAAACGCGTAGTCGGCCGCCAGGCCGAAGTTATGCCAGGAGTAACCGCCGCGGGCGTTGGTCACGATCTTGCCGGGCTTGCTCCGCCCGGTGGCGTAGAGCTTGTCCTGCTCTTCGATGGAGCGATAGCCTGATGTCAGGATCACCTTGATGCCCTTGGCCGCAAGCTTCCTCTCGAAGAGCTGCAGCTTGGTGTCGAACTCGGGTACGAGACCTTGTCGGGATGCACTCATGCTTTCTCACCTCGTGTCTTGGATTGGGAAGTGTGGTTATTCGGGCCGACGCAGGTATTGCGCTCTTCGGCCGGCCCTTCGCGTTCTGGGATCGGAAGTGTCCGGGCTGTTGCCCGGAAGAGCCCTGTGGCAAGGATCAGCGCCACATCGAACAGGGCTTCATTGACGGCGTGAGTGATGGCTTGCGTTCTGCCTTTCATAGCTGACCTCGCTTTCCTGCCGCGCTGCTCTCGACCAGCCTTTCGTCAGCGGAGGGTTGGGAGGAGCCGACGTAGACCCCGAGCCCAGCCTGCTCAAAGAGCACTCTCAGCCTGGCGATGTTGGCGTAGATGCGATAGCGCGGGACACCGGTCTCGATGGAGATCTCGGTGATGTTCTGGGATTGAAGGCGGACGCACAGGTCTTGGAGGTCTGGGGGGAGGGTGGGAAGAACGCGCTCGATATCAGCCTTGAGGTTGAGGAGTTCATAGAGCGGGCGGCTCTGCCAGCCTGAGCGCTGCAGGTAGTCGTCTACGTCTATCTCGTCACCACGGTCGACAGTGAACCCCTCGGTGTCTCGTACGTGTTCGTTGAGGGAGTATGCGTGCAGACGGAAATCGTTGGTTGGGCATGTCCGTGCCTCGATCATCGAGGCGATCTTGTTGTCCACGACGCGCGCGATGAACGTCATAAGCTGCGCGCGATCTGGATCGAAGCGGGGCAGCCGGCGCAGGATGTCCAAGACCAATTCCTGCTCCAGATCGTCCCGGTCGGACCACGTGAAGCCTACCGTCCCTATCAGACTCCACGCTTTGTGTTTGATGAGATTGATGGTTTGCGCGCTCAATCCCGGGACCTCTCTCGGAATGCCCATCCCGTCCTCCTGGCGTCGAACCTTTCAACCTCACATGGTGAAATTTCACTCCTGGTCAGGTGATGAGGGCGGGCGGGCGAGGATGGTGGAGGCAGTTTTGAGCGTGAATCGAGGCTGGACAGAGGGGTCAAAAAAAAGTTGAGGTGCGCATCCGCATCCGGTGAAAAGTGTCTCCTGGGGACTCTAGGCAGGGATCAGGAGGAGAATCCTATGTCGAACTTGGCTTCCCAGCCCTTGCTGTCGCGCAGGTACGCGAAGGGGTCGTCGTCGATGCGGAAGAACCTGCGGAGGTGTTGAGCGAGGAGATGCTTCTGCTTCTTCCATCTTCGATCAGCGCGTTCGCTGTGCCAGGTCAGGACGCCGTGCTCGTTCGCGAACGCCTCCAGTAGTTCCCATTGGACAGTTGGGGTGCCGGTGTTGCTCTTGGACATGCCCATCTGCGCGAAGTTGTAGACGCCGCTCTTGTCCCCTGCCGAGATCACCACGGTGTGGCCGTCTCTGAAGAGAATCTGGACGTCGCTCCAGGTGGCGTTCGGCGGCGTCGGGAAGAACGCGATTGGGGTGGCCGCGCTGGAGTCGGGCTGGAGTGCTGGGATGATAGCCAGATGGAAGTCATCGAGCAGCTTGTCGCATTGCCCACTGGCGACAGGTGTCCCGCTGCCATCGATTTTCAACACATCAGGAAGGGTCAGGAAGAGGCACTTCCGCAGGTTCAACATCTGAAGGCAGCCTGGATCGCTGCGCCTGCTTGTAGGAGCGATCACAATGAATGGGTCATCATTGGTTGCGGCCAACGTGAAGATGGCATGGGTGAAGCGCTCTGTCTGGGGAGTCAGGATCAGGTAGACCGGAAAACGATAACCGGCGCAGGGCGAGTCGAAGCCAATGCGTGTCACCCACGGCAGGCTGGGAACATCAGCCCGCGCCGGTTGGAGGGTCATGGCGTCTGCGATGGCGGCAAAGAGCAGGGATTGGTTCAGCTCGTAGACTACGATATCGGACTCAGTGAGCTCGACGGTGTCGCAGCGGCGTGGGTCGCAGTCGCAGACGGCGACTATGCGGCCACCGCCGTGGTTCACTACTCGGTGGAAGCAGGCGCAGCGAGGCTCGCGGGGACAGGGATAGCTCCTGGCGCGTTCCTGCGTGGGCCGAACGAATACCTTGGCCGCCTCATACGCTGGGCCGGCCAAGCGTTTCCATTCGGCCGCGACGGCAGCCGGGCCGGTGATCATCTCGCACGCGGCCCAGAACGCACCGAGTTCCATCTCCATACTATCGCCCCGATCAGAGCAGGTCGCCGGGCATCACCCCATCGCAATCCTGCATGACTTGCAGGAGGTATTGAGCCGCCGGAAGGAGCATCAGCTGGCAGAAGAACGCAAACCCGCGTTTCACGAACCAATCACGCAGGCGCTCGGAATCGCATGGACGCTCATAGCCATCCGCGTCAGAGGGCTCGACCGACATGGTCCTCGGAACTGTCGAGTCACGGAAGTACACTGAGAAGCCAGCTTCGGCGATCACGGCCCCATCAGGTATTGTCTGGCCGCGCTCCTTCATCGAGGCGAATACATCGTCAGACGCATAGGTCTCGCACTCGCTGTGGCAGCCACTCAACTGATACCGGACCCTGGTCAGACTAATGGAATCCAGGCCATCTATGTCCGAACAGACAAGAGCCTTCTCGCCATCCGTTTTCAGGGGGTCGAGCGTGTACTTCCGTGCGTTGAAGAAGTGCAGATCGTCGCCGAATAGATGGCGACCGAAGAGCTTGCTATAAGTCCGTACCTGGGCCTGTGTGCCAGCATGCACCTGCAGTTCGCCTGTATGGGGGCGGTAGATCACGAGGTCGTGCTGTTCGGGGCGGTAGAACTCACTGCCGTGCCGACGGCCGCAGACGCAGTCTTCACGCCTGGCTGGATTGCCGTGACCTACCACGAAACGCACGCAATCATCCCATGCATAGAATTGGATCATGCAGTAGCGTCCGCGCCGCCTCTTGTCGAACCACTCCATCAAGTCGCTCTGCAGAGCCTCTACGACAGGCTGGTCCGGGGTCCAGAACCTGTCGTGCTTCCCCGTGCCCTGGAAATGAACGAATACATATGGCCTGGTCAATGAGCGTTCAGCGTAGTGGTGCTTCAGCAGGTCGCTATTATGCAGCCACACCTGGATCGCAACATCGTGGGGGGTGGGATCGGGATCGTCGTCGATGGGGATTCCCTGCAACTCCGCGTCCTCGAGCAGACAATCCATGGCTTCGGGGGTAGCCATCTCGTGCAGGTAGTACAAGGAGTCGATGAGGTCCTTGGGCATCTCAGGATCGGGGGTCATCAGAATGCTCAGGAGCTTCTTGTCGTCCAGATCGTCCCAATCCGCGTCGGGCCCGGGCAGTACGAGCCCTCTGGACTCCAGGTAAGCCGCGTGCGGCTCCAGAAGCTTGATGAGCCACTTCAGCGAGACAGCCCTCAGAACGTCAGGGTGCGAAAAGCACGTGCAGCAACAGTGTTCCATACTCCACGTTCCTTTCTACTGCCATGTGATCGCTATGTTGTTGTACTTACATCATGCCATGTACAACCGCGACACCAGCCTCAGGGAATCACTGGGTGTTGAAGAATTATCATGGGCAGTTCTTGTCATCGACTCAATATACGCAACGTCCGAACTGCCATCCACCCGACACTTCGTGCACATCTCCGGTAAGTACCCAGTGGATGAGACTCAGCAGAACTCATCACTTCCCGCGTCGGCACTGAGCCCTCGTGCCAAACGATGGGCTGCCCGCTGTCGCGACTCCCCGAGGTGGCTCATTGTGATTGACGACGTACTAGCTCAGTTCCCCGGCGTGAAGAAGACCGCGAACGGGTGGCAAACAAAGTGCCCCGCGCATGATGACAAGGTTGCGAGCCTGAGCATCAGCGTCCAGGAAGACGGCAAAGTCCTACTCTACTGCCACGCCGGCTGCGAACTGAGAGACATCCTCCGTGCCGCCGGCCTCAAGATGACCGATCTATTCCCCGCCACTACTCAGGAGCACCACAGGGCTCCCGGCCGCTCGATTGTCGCCACCTATGACTACACAGATCCAGAAGGCAAACTCGAATATCAGGTGGTGCGCTTTCAGCCAAAAGGGTTCAGCCAGCGTCGGCGGGAGGAGACGGTGAACGGCAGTGAGTGGGTGTGGAATCTCAAGGGTGTAACGCGATATCTCTTCAGGCTGCCACAGGTCACGGCGGCGGTCGCTCAGAAGCTGACGATCTTCATCGTCGAGGGCGAAAAGGACGTTCTGACTCTGGAGGAGATGGGGCTGACGGCGACATGCAATGCGGGCGGGGCCGGCAAGTGGTTCAAACCGTATTCGCAGCAACTCGCCGGCGCTGACGTTGTGATCCTGCCCGACAACGACCTGCCCGGCAAGGGTCACGCCGAGTTGGTCGCCCTGAGCCTGAACGGTCTTGCATCGCGGGTTCGGGTTGTGGAGCTTCCTGACCTGCCGCCCAAGGGCGACGTGACAGACTGGGTGAGGGCGGGTGGGACGGCGGAGGAACTCAGCGAGATCGTCAACTCAGCCCGCAACTGGAGAGCCAGGGAAGATCCGGATGCTCCCATGGGCATCGATGGTCACTACCTCCACGACGTCGGAAACGCGCGCAGGCTTATCGCGGCGCACGGCGAGTCAATCCACTATGTCTGCGACCGAGGCAGGTGGTACGTGTGGGATGGCCGGCATTGGGCCGAAGACCAGACGGGAGAGGTCCTCCGGATGGCGAAGGGCGTTGTTGATTCGATGCTGGACTTCGCCGGCGAGGCCAGACGGAAGGCTCGAACCAACGGCGACAAGGAAGCACTCGCTGCGGCGAAGCAGTTCGAGAAGCACGCGCTCGCCTCCGGCAACCATGGGCGGATAGTCGCCATGCTCACGCAGGCACAGTCGGAGCCGGGCGTGCCCGTGCTCTACTCCGACATGGACAGCGACCCATGGCTGTTCAACTGCGCCAACGGCACCATCGACCTCTGCTCAGGCGAGCTCAAGCGGCACTGCCGTGACGATATGATCACGAAGCTCAGCCCTGTCGAGTTTGACGCTAGATGCCCCTGCCCCACGTGGGAAAAGTTCCTTGCCGACATATTCAAGCAAGACGATGAGCTTGTCAACTTTGCGCAGGCTGCGTCCGGCTACACGCTCACGGGCGACACGAGAGAGCAGGTGTTCTTCATTCTGCACGGTTCCGGCTCCAACGGCAAGAGCACCTTTGTGAATGTGCTGCGCGACCTGTTCGGTGACTATGGCCGCAAGACATCGACCGACGCGATCCTGGAGAAGCAGGCGGGCAGCGCCTCGAACGATGTCGCGCGGCTGAGAGGTGCGAGGTTCGTTTCAGCAATCGAGACCAGCGCCGGCAAGAGGTTGGCGGAGGCCCTCGTCAAGGAGTTGACCGGGCAGGATGCGATCACAGCGAGGTTCCTGTATCAAGAGTATTTCGAGTTCGTTCCGGTCTTCAAGCTGTGGCTGGCGTGCAATCATGTGCCGGTGATCCACGGTCAGGAGAAGGGGATGTGGCGCAGGATCCGGCTGATCCCGTTTCTTGTCGAGTTCCACGACACCGATTCTCCCGAGGGTCCTTACAAGGACAACATGCTTCCCGACAGGCTGAAGACTGAGTATCCGGGCATCCTCGCCTGGGTCTTGAGAGGCTGCCTGGATTGGCAGACCAACGGATTGCCGGCGGCGGTGGCGGTCAAGGCCGCGACCGGCAAGCTGCAGCAGGACATGGACATCCTGGGCGGCTTCGTGTCGGAGTGCTGCATATTCGACTCCCGCGCCGAGGTGCCGGCGAAGGACCTGTATCAAGCCTACTGCGAGTGGGCGGAATTGGCGGGCGAGAAACCGCTGTCGCAGCGCTGGTTTGGCCTGCGGCTTGGTGAGCGGAGCAACTGCGAGACCTACAAAGGGCCCAGGGGCTACAAGTGGTGGCGAGGGATTGGGCTCCTGGACCGGAGCCATGATTCCGCAGTTGACCATGAGGACCTTGCGGAGCAAGGTACGGAAAGTCCCTCATGCGCGCGAGAGAATGGCTCCTCACATGACGACGCCTCATGCATGCGAAACTCCCAAAACCTAGCTCCACATGGTCCTCAAGGTCCACACGGCGGTTCCGACGAGTCGAAGGATGGGATCGACTGGTCTGATGGGGAAGCGTTCTGATGTCCCACCTGGAGACACTTGCCCGGCACGGCCTCAAGACATCTGTCCTACTGTGGCTTGAGCCTAAGGCCGCGATCACTGACGAGATCCGCAAGCTCGTGCGGGAGAACAGGTCGGCGATTATCCAAGAGCTGCTGGCGGCCGAGGTTTCTACGCCGGCAGCTCAGCCTGAGCCTGCGGAGCATCTATTCCCAGCGAATGGTGATTGGCCGTTCATTTCGCACGTCGATGGGGAGGCCATGAGCAGAGTCGACGCGATTCGGGATGAGGCGCTGCAGCTCGGGTGGAGCGAGGCAGCGCTCTACCAGAATCGCGGGCGGCATCCATTTCCCTATGGGCAGGACTATGGGCTCGTGTGCTTCCTCTCGGGCAATCGGCGCGTAGGAAAAGTTTCGCGGGAGCACATCGAGATTGTGTGCCGGCAGCCGTCTGGCGGGACGTACCGGCACTACAACCTCAACGTGCCTCAGCCGTGGATTGCCCGCAGCGATTCTCAGAATTCCTATACTGAGAGTACTACACTTCCCGAAAAACGCCGGTAAGTAATCAGTGGGAGACTGTCGGCGTATATGCAGACGCGGAATTCGCCTTCCATGCCCATCTCCCGACTGCGCAAACAATTATGGCCGACTCAGAACACATCGACAGCCATCAATCAGGCATAGGCGCGGAGGACGCAAAGCGTCTGGAGCGCTGGCACAGGAACGCCGAGGTCCAGTCGGGCCCCGGCGCGCCTGAGAACAACACGAATGCCCTCCGGCACGGGATCTACGCGGACCGCTTCCTCTCGGAAGATGAGCAACCGCTCTTTGCCGCCATCATCGCCCAGCTCCACGAGGACTTCGTGTTCAACAAGAGCTCGGACTTCATGCAGGTGGAGCTGGTGGCTGTCTACTTCCTGAAGCTGGGGCGAGCGCAGCTGGCCGGCGACTGGGATGCGGCGGAGAAGCTGGATCGAATGATCCGCTGCCACCTGAAAGACCTCAAGGCAACCAAGATAGCCCGGGAAGGTGAGGAGGCGAGAGGCCCCGAGACGACGCCGGCTGAATGGGCAACTGCGCTTCTTGAGAAGATGCGGGAGGCTGAGGCCAAGACGGAGGGTGATCAGTCCGCCGACCCGCAGAAAACGCAAGAATGACTTCGCATAACACCGGCGCGGCCCGGGCAAGCCGGCGTGATCCACGCGTGTATTCCCGGCTCAACAGGAGTCAGAGTTCAGATAAGACGTGTTATGCGAAGTCGTGATCTACCCCAGCACGCCGGCGACAACAATGGGTGGTCGGCTAGAGCCGCTCGATGGCTTCTTCCAGTGCCTCGTCTGCGAGATGGGTGTAGATTTCGGTTGTCGAGATGTCGCGGTGCCCGAGTGCGCGCTTGACCAGAAGTAGGTCGGAGGTCTTTGCATAGAGGTGCGTGGCGAACGTGTGCCGCAGCCCGTGCGGGGTGATCTTACGTGCGATGCCGGCGCGCTCCAGCCAGTGCGTCAGCCGCAGAGCAATCTGCCTGGCGCACAATCGTGTTCCCCTTGCGGACAGGAAGAGTGCATAGCACTCGCCATCGGCGGTGCGCCGGCGGTCGGCGAGGTAGGATCGGAGCACCGTGCGAAGAGTCGACTTCACGAACTTCACCTGCGGCACGCCTCCCTTGCCCATGATCCGAATGTGCTTGCCGTCCAGGTCGACGTCATCAACGTCGAGATTCGCGAGCTCTGAAAGGCGGATACCCGTGCTCAGGAACAACTCGAAGATGACTCGGTCTCGCCTGGCGAGCGGATTTGTGCGGTCGCGTAGCTCCGTGAGCAGGCGCCGCTTCTCCGGTTCAGTCAGGAACTCCGGAGGCCTGCGCGCCAGTCGCTTCGTGCCAACAGACTTCGCAGGATTGGAGTCCGCAAGTCCGGCCTCGACCGCCCAGGCGAAGAATGATCGAATGGTGGCCTTGAGCCTCTGCACCGTCACTGGCGAGCGCGGCGATCCATCGGCCGAGTGCGTGATCGCCGGACTTGCGAGCACGGCATCCATCGTCGCCGGCGTGATATCGCGAAGTGAAGCGTCGGGGCATTCGTTGGAGAGGGCTCGCATGAACATACGCAAGTCGCGCAGATACGAAGAGATGGTATGCTCCGAGCGCCCGAGCGCCCGGAGCCTGATCGCAAATGCTTCCACCATCTGCTCGAGGTCGTTACTCGACTGCAGTAGTCGGATCGTCGGCGTGCTCACCGGCATCCTCCACCTCGGGATCATTCTTGGCGCTTCTTCCCATCGGCGTGTCCTTCGGCAGCGGGAGCTTCTCGATGTAGCCCTGCTCTTTCGCCCACACGAGGAACGTGCGGAAGACGCGGACCGTCTTCTTGACCGTGATCTCCGAGCGCTCCTTATCGCCGCGCATCTTGAGGAGGGCATCCGACTTGAGGAAGCTCCCGACGTGCGGTGTCAGGATCGAGCGGAGCTTCTTGTTCGGCTTGAAAAACGCCTCCACCTGTTCGAGGTCTTTGCCATAAGTGTAGAGCGTGCGGTCGGTCTTGCCCTGGGCCTTGAGATACTCAAGGTGCTCCAGAACAGCTTCGTGCAGTGTCTTGTCTGCCATTTCACTACCTCCAGTGGTTGTATCTTGCATTCACATTCACGCTTGGACCAGGCAGTAAAGTCAAGGCCGAATGCCACATTTCCAAGAGGGATGTTCGAAGAGGGATATCAATGGGCAACGTGACCTCGGAGGAACTGCGGATCGCTCAGACGCTGCTCGATCCGGTGATGTGGGGACAGACCTACCTGCGCAACCGCGACGGTTCTGACCGATCGTACTGGCCGCACCAGGTCGAGGACCTGCACTGCGACGTGAAGAACATCGTGCACCTCGACGGCCGCGACGTGGGCAAGAGCATCGTGCTCACGACGGATGCGCTGCACTTCGCCTTCACCAATCGCGGTGGCCTCGGACTCGTCGCCGCTCCGCACCAGGGACATCTGGACACGCTCATCGATGAGATCGAGTTCCAGCTCGATACCAACCCCGACCTGATGGCCAGCATCGCGATCAGCAAGTACGGCAAGGTCAAGATCCATCGTAAGCCCTACTTCCGGCTGGAGTTCACCAACGGCGCGATCCTCTACTTTCGACCTGCCGGGGCCTACGGCGATGCGTTCCGGTCGCTTCACGTGGATCGCGTGTGGGTAGACGAGGGCGCGTGGCTCACCGAGAAGGCGTGGAAGGCGCTGCGGCAGTGTCTGAAGGCCGGTGGCAAGCTCCGCATCTACTCCACCCCCAACGGTCTGCGGAACACCACTTACTACCGGCTCACGATGTCGTCTCAGTTTAGGATATTCAGGTGGCCCTCGTGGATCAATCCGAACTGGAACGCAGAGCGCGAGAATGAGCTGCTGGAGTTCTACGGCGGGCGCGATACATCAGGCTGGCAGCACGAGGTTGCTGGCGAACACGGCAAGCCCTCCTATGGCGCGTTCAACATCGAGCATCTGAACCTGTGCCGGCAGGAGATGCTGGAGTATCAGAAGGTCACGATCACGGGCGAGGAGCTGCGCGACTGCGAGACCGAGGAGGACTCCTACGACCGGCTGGAGATGCTCCTGAACCTGATGCCGCAGGTCGGGATGTTCTGGATCGGCGGCGACCTAGGCTACACGAACGATCCGACTGAGATCGTGGTGTTCCAGGAGGTGGAGTTCGGGGATCGGTCGGTGCTGAAGCTGGTGCTGCGGGTCCACCTTGAGCACGTCTCGTACCCGCACATCGCGCAGATCATCTCGCTGCTGGAGAGGTACTTCACGCCGGTCGGGATTGGCGTCGACAATGGCGGCAACGGACTCGCAGTCGTGCAGGAGCTTCTGACTCTGGACAAGTACAAGTCTCTGCAGCTTGAGGGCCGTCTGCACGGTTATGACTTCGGCGGCATGACCACCCTCGCGGTGCGCGAGGGCCAGGAAGTAAAGAAGCGCACCAAGGAGTTGATGACAAGCCTCATCAATGGCGCGCTCCAGCGCAGGCAACTAACCCTGCCCGCCGAGGACCTGGAGATTGAGGACCAGTTCACCACGCATACCTACACGCTCTCGAACGGCAACGTGATCTACTCCAAGGGCAACGACCACATCATCGACGCCGTCCGCTGCGCGATGCTGGTGCGGGAGCAGCGAAGCCTCGACCAGGTGAGCGAGGAGACGGTTTCGCTGGTGCCGGTGCTGACTGATCCGGTGTTCGTCTAGCTGGCCCGACACTTCCTCTCCTGCTCCGGTAAGTAACCATTGGGAGCGAGCGCTCTGCCGACACATCGCGACGTACGCGCTGTGGTGCCGATGTGCTCGCATCACTGCCTGTGGTCGAGGTGTGTGTGGAGAGTCAAGTTCGAAAGCCCCGTTCCAGAAGAACCCCTGAGGTGACAAGCGAAGCCCAAGGCATCATCATTGCGCCGCTCGCCACGGCCGCCGCGCTCGACGCATCGACGTTCGCCAAGATCAACGCCGACGATCTGACCATCCCTGCTCTATGGGAAGAGCGCGCGAAGAAGGCCTGGGAGTACTACGTCGAAGAACCCCTGGTCAAGAACTGCATCAACTCCTGGCGCACGTTCGCCGTCGGCGATGAGATCCGCATCTCCAGCGATGACGACACCGTCAAGACCGAGGCGAACGAGCTTGCCGGCAGGCTCGGCATATCCGCGTTCGTGAAGGACATGATCCTCCAACTGCTGGCCAAGGGCGACGCGGTCGGGTTCAAGCGTTACACCAAGGACGGCAAGGATATCGAGGAAGTCACCTGTGTCAATCCGATATCCGTCAAGGTGAAATATGCTCAGGGTCAGCTCATCGAGGTGCAGCAGTTCCCCGAGGACAGCCCGGCCGCCGGCGAGGGGCTGAAGCTCCCGGTCGAGCAGACGCTGCACCTGAAGTGGGACGCGCCGTCGTTCTCTCCTCGTGGCAACTCGCTGGTGCTGCCGGCATTCGACTCAATTGAACTGCTGCGGGACTACCGCCGCGCGGAGAAGGCCATCGCCAAGCGTTGGGCGACGCCGTTCAGACTCCTCAAAGTCGGAGGGGCGTACGGCCAGAAGATGGTGATGCCCGACCAGAAGATGCTCGAACAGGTCCGCGATATGGTGAACAAGATGGACCTAAAGAGCGGGCTGGTCGTGCCGTTCTACGTGACGGTCGAGACCCATGGCACCGAGGGGCAGGTCCTCAACGTCGAGGAGAAGGTGCGGGAGGTCAAGGAGGATATTGTAGTCGCGCTGGGCCTCTCACGATCACTGGTCGCAGGCGATGGGCCGAACTTCGCGACAGCATCGGTGAGCATGCAGAAGATGCTCATCATGATCCGGGAGATAAAGCACGCGGCCCGCACGATCCTCGCATGGGTCTTCGATGACTGGCTTGAGATATCCGGCCACCAGGACAAGACCCTGCAGTTCATTTTCAACGACCTCGACCCGACGGACGCAGTCGACTTCAAGAAGCTCCTCATCGAGCTCTACGACCGCAAGCTCATCAGCCGCTCCAGTCTGCAGCTCAAGATGGACCTGGACCCGGACACCGAGACAGCCAACCGTGAGCACGAGGGCAAGGCAGTCGATCTCCTCGACGAGAAGCAGGTCAAGCCCATAGTGGATATGGTCGTGGCCGGGATCATGGGCGTAGAGACGGCGCAGGAGATGCTCGGACTTGACCCGGCAAAGAACCGGCCGGCCGGTCAGGTGGAGGCATCTCTCGACGCCAGCGCCGGCGAGATGTGCGACTCCTGCGGCTACTTCGGCGAGGAGCAGAACAACTGCGGCGTCACCAAAGCTGAGACCACATTCGACTCCCCTGCCTGCCGCTTCTTCGAGCACAAGAGATGATCTGCGCTATCGCTGCCGATGTCACTGATCAGGCTCAGGCGATCCGTGAGGCGACGATCAATAGCCTCCTGGCACGAGACCTCTATGCCGATCAAGTCGCGCACCAGCTCACACAGTCGCTGAAGTCAGCACAGGAGCAGGTCCACAAGGCGCTGCTGGGCTACAAGAGCATCGCCTCGCCGCCGGACAACAAGCTCGCGGCGCTGAAGGGTTTGGAAAAGCTGGACGCCGGGATCGCGGACGCGATGAAGACGTTGCGCAAGGACCAGACCCTCATATTCCGGCAAGGCTCGCGGGCGGCGTTCAGATCCGGGGTCTATCGGGGGATCGAGGAACTCACCGTCGCGCGGATGCCCTTCTACCGCGACCTGACGCCGGACGGGATCGACAAGCTGACCACATCCTGCTTCACGCTCATCGACACCGACGCCCTCGACTTCATGACCAACTACAACCTGGTGCTCGTCGGCGACGTGCATCGCGAGCTGGCGGACGGCATCAAGCGCACGATCCTCGGCGGCATCGCCACGGGCAAGGGTTCGGAGGACATCGTCCGCGACCTCGGCAAGGTGATCGAGGACAAGGAGTCGTTCCGCAACGCCGGCAGCAAGGTGTTCTCCAAGGCCCAATACCGGATGGAGATGATCGCCCGCACGGAGGTCCTGCGAGCGCACAATCAGGGCCGCATCAAGTTCCATCAGCAGGTCGGCGTGCAGAAGCTCGAATGGATGACGATGGAGGACGAGCGGACCTGTCCAGTCTGCGGCGGTCTTGATGGCCAGGTCTTCAATACAGATCGCTTCCCCAACCAGCCGGCGCATCCCAACTGCCGGTGCACGAGCGTAGTTGCCTGGCCTCTCGTCATTTGCGGGGGCGAGCTGGGCGCAACCGCCGCCCCGGGGCAGGGTTCGTGCATCCTGCCGCCGCAGGCGATCCACGAGCAGGCTCAGCAGCAGGTGGCGGAGGAGAAGAAGCTCAAGAGCGCGTTCGAGAGCGGCGAGATTAGTGACCTCTCGATGCTCACAGTGAAGCAGCTTCAGACTCTTGCCAAAGCTAACGGCATATCGGTTGCCCGTACCAAGACCGACTTTATCAAGCTCCTCGATGCGGCAGAACCGGGCATCGGCCACGCCGATCTATCAGGCGCGGCGCTGCAGGCAAAGGTGAAGCAATACAACATCGCGGCGCTTCGCAGCAAAGACGATCTCGCGAAACTGCTTGCGGAAAAGCAGGCCGTCATCAAACAGGCGAAAGCCCTGGAGGAAGCCGCTAAGGGCGCCGCGCCTCCAACTGACCTCTCCGGTCTGACTGTGGTCCAGCTCAAGGAAATGGCAAAGCAACACGGTGTGTCGCTGAACCTCACGAAGTCCGAAGTCATCGACATGCTCGACGTGCTTGAGCCGCACATAGATCATTACAACTACTCCGGCAAGACCCTGATCGCCGCCAAGCAGAAATTCGGCATACCGCCCTTGAAGAACAAGGAGCAACTCGCCAAGGCCCTCGAGAAGGCAGCGGGTCAGCAGATGGCCGACCAGGCAAAGCAGCAGGCTCTCGACGCGGCGAAGAGCGAGGCGCTGAAGAAAGCTGAGCAGTCGCTCAAGGACGCCACTGCGCAGGTAGTCATGCCGTCCACTCCCGCACAGTATTCATCTTTCCTCGACTCAGTGAAAGTCGCCGAGAGCGAACTGGCGAAGGAGTCGGGATTGCCCGCATCGGTGCTGGAACAGCACGCGAAGGAAGTCGCTGTCAAGAAGCTCACGTTCCAGCAGCAGGTCGCGGCCATGAAGTCCGGGGAACTGAAAGACCTCGCGAAGCAGACCAAGGTCAAGCACTGGCAGTGGGCATCTAAAGACGAACTCATCAGCCTGTTTTCCGAAACCGATGCTGCCAAGGTCTCCGCTGCCCAGCATAGTGTCGAGGTAAAGCACACCAAGTGGGCCGAGAAGCATCTGGCGAAGCCTGGCACGGCAACACAGCCCGCGGCTAAGCCTGCAGCGCCGAAGGTACAGCCGGAGCCAGTCACTCAGCCAGTCACAGCCGCGACCCCGAACACATTCACAAAGAAGGGCTCCGAGTTCGATGCAGCCGATGCAGCGTGGACTGAGCACGGCAAGCCGGAGAAGTTCATATATGAGGGCAAGGCCAAAGTCGGTGGCGCTCACGAGAAAGAGTTCTGGATTGACGGGAACGGCGACAAGTGGCTGTTCAAGCCGGTGGGCAAAGCTGCGGACGACTTCATAGCCCAGGGTGAAGAGGCGGCATACAAGATCGGCAGGCTCCTCGATCCCGACGCAGCTGAAGTAAGAACGATCCGTCTGAATGGTCGCACGGGCTCTATCCAGAAATGGCGCACCGATCTTGCCAGCAAGTATGACTTTTCCGGTCTTGATGTCGGCGAGCTGACGGCCGATGAGATCGCCCAGGTCCAGCGCGAGCACGTCCTCGACTGGCTCATCTCGAACCACGACGGCCACTCCAAGCAGTTTCTCCGGGCGAAGAGCGGCAAGGTCTACGGCATCGACAAGGGGCAACTTTTCAAGTTCTTGGGATCTGACAAGCTCTCTATCGACTATCACCCCAACGGAGTATGCGGCGAGAGTGAGCCATTCTACAATACGCTTCTCCGTGCAGCCAAGCAGGGCAAGGTGGCGGTCGACCCGTCGGTCACGCTGCGCTACATTCGAGAGGTGGAGCGCATATCAGACGACGACTATCTCGGACTGCTGCGGCCGTATGTGGAAGGCCGGTTCGGAACGGATGAGACCGCTAAACGGGCGTTCTATGAGCTTGCCCTGGCGCGAAAGCACAACCTGCGCCATGACTTCGAGGGGTTCTATGCCGATGTGCTCGGCAAGAAGGAGTTTACTTTCGAGGACGCCGTCGAAGCCCCGGTCAAGGGGCGCATTGGCAAGGCGGAGGAAGACCTGTTGGAGGACGTCCAGCGACTGGGTTGGCAGGGCAAGGCTCTCCCGATTGATGAGGACGACATCGAGGATCAGAACGCGCTCATCTTCACTGAGATGGCCAAGGGTCAACAGCGCACCGTCATCAAACTCAAGGTCAGACCGGAGGCGGAATCAAAGATATTGGCCAAGCTCCGCAAGGCCACCAAGCAAGTCACGAAGATCGGTGAACGTCTGCCGGAAGACGACTTCGCCGAGGACATCCTCGATGCCGTGAAGACGGTGAACCACCACGCGGGAGACGGAAGCTACAACCAGGCCAAGATAGATAAGGCCGCCGGGCATATCAAAGTCCTGGAGAAGCTCTCGAAGTCCGATGATCCCGATATCCGTGAGATGGCCGAGACATACAAGGGCTGGGTGGAGAGAGTCCAGCAAGCGACGCGCGACCGGAAGTCGATTCCCGAACGCTTTGACACCTACCTGAAGAAGGTCACCACAAAGCCCAAGAAGACCGACTCGGATTTCACTTGCCGCAAGACCAAGGTGCTTCTTGAGAAGCGCAGTGTCAGCAAGGGCGATTTGTCTGTCGAAAGCGAAGCCGCCGACCTCGGTGACGTATTCGGCGGACGCCACATGCCTGACGGCGAGCAGTATGAGATAGATTTCGGCGACGGCATACGCGCGGTCTATCGCCCGTGGTCTTCGAAGAACCTGTATGCGCACTCCGGGGAGTTCGAGATGATAGTGCCCGACCGGCCGGACGCCAAGAGCCTTGACAGGGCGCTGGAGAAGATGGAAAAGATCGGCCTGAAGGCGAACGTCGCCACTGCCGAGGATGCGGAGATCCTGTATCTGCATAAGCAGGCTTACATAACGCAGGCCGACAAATCCCCGGAATACACGCAGCTTGTCTCTTCCCTGGACCAGCGCAATGCCTCCAAGACAGAGCGCGTCCAGGCTCTGCGCGGGTTTTGGGAGAGGCGGCTCGGCGTTTCGGACATCACGAAGACCCCGGGCTATGATCCTGTGGGAGAGTATCAGCTCGGGTTCAAGGTCAGAACGATAGGCGGCGGCTATCGCCACCAGTATCGGTTCGATATCTCCGATGCGGATATGGAACGCGAGATGGCGGGCTACAGCCTGCACCATAGTCTGACGAACAGCTCCAGCATGAGCGGGTTCCTCGATGTGGCCCTGGAGAACAACGGCACCATGATAAGCACGGTCGAGAAGATGAGATCGGGCGTTCAGCCGCGCGGCATGTCGCCGGAGTCTGACATGAAAAGCGGCGGTGCGAGCTATGTGTTCACTCGCATCAAGAAGTCCCCACTCTCCGGCGCATCCGGCGAAAACGGGATCTACTTCAAGAAGAGGCTCCTCCGGCGCATGGACGCCATTAGCTACAATCACGATGCCTACGGCAAGGTTACCGAGGACTACGTGCCGACGCACCGAGGCAGTGATCCCAAGACCTGGAAGACCTACGCGCGCAACTCGAGCAACGAGACCATCCTGAAGCACTCCATAACGCTACTCGACAACATTGAAGCTATAGTGGTGGGAAGCGAGTCCGAACGGACCCAGGTGCTCGCCGTCTTCAAGAAGCACGGCATATCCAAGCTGCCCGACGGCCGCAAGGTCGAGGAAATCATTCTGGTGAGGTGAATATGCTAGAGTTCATAGCGCAAGAAAAGGCACGGCTGCAAGTCCTGTTCGAGGAGTTCAATCGCAATGGATCGTTCATCGTGATGCGCGAGGGCCGTGACGCGCCGCTGCCATTGGGGCTTGTCGACAGCTACATAGTGACTCGCGTTGCGCCGCATTTCGATGCGCAGGGCAACGTTACCAAGACCGATTTCTGGGTTATGTGGAAATCGGTCGGTTATGATAACGGCTACCAATATACGCACACCATCAGGGTTGTGGACTGGAACCGGGAGGATTCCTATGAGCTTGATCTTGCCGATGATCTCGGCCGCCGGTACCATATCGAGCTGATCATGGATGCCACGGAACACGACTATGTCCTCGACTGGCGGAAATGGCAGGGCTACAAGGCCGAGAATGCTGCAGAGTTCGAGATCATCGACGCCCAGATTCTCGAGGAGCACATTCGGATCGCGGAGGAATGGGATGCGGCTTAGATACATGATCGAGTATGCGCTCCGGGATCGAGACACGAACCCGCGCTATGAACCCATAGGCGTGTGGGTGCGGGGCCCCGGCCCTGGGCTGGATATCGTGATGGAATACCTGCCTGGCAATGATGAAGCTCAAGAGGAAGCAGACTGGGTGATCAATCGCCTGGTGGAGAACGATATCAAATCCTTGCCTGACGACTTCCTGGAATACCATAGGGCAACGATGTCGCCATATCGCGGGATGCGCGGGGAGATCGTGGAGACGGATGATTACGCGACGGCGGAAGAATGCGCGAGAGCAGTGTGCAGAGCAATCACGCACTAATCGCGCACTAAATGCGCACTTTGCCCGCACTAATCCCGCACTCGGTAGAACGTAGCGGTCGCTTGCGCCAACGAAACCACTGCCAGCGGCTGCGCATTGAGAGGCTTGACGTGGGTGGCCCTCTGTGTTACTATATGTCGGGACATAGAGCTAACCGACATGCATGTAGGAACAGGTGAGAGCGAATGAAATCGGATGTTGCTGATCGAATTGTTGAGATAGTTCGTGGGCACGGTGTCCTGCGCCCTCGCGATCTGGAAGAGCATAGGATACCCAGAGAATACCTGCGCCGCCTCTGCTCGAAGGGGATTCTGCACAGAGTCGCGCGAGGTCTCTACACGGTGGAGAATGCCGAGGCAGATGAACTGCATAGCTTCGCCGAAGTCTGCAAACGCGTCCCTAGTGGCGTCATCTGCCTGCTCTCCGCGCTCAGGTTTCATGAGCTAACTACTCAAAGCCCATTTCAGGTATGGGTAGCCATAGACGCGCATGCGCGAGCGCCACGAGTAAGTGATCTGCCCATTCGGATATTCAGATTCTCCGGCTCTTCGCTGAGTTCGTATGTGCAGGAGCATGACGTCGAAGGTGTGACGGTTCGGGTCTATAGCCCCGCGAAGACTGTTGCGGACTGCTTCAAGTTTCGGAAGAAGGTCGGCATGGACGTGGCTATCGAAGCGCTTCGTGATTGCCTGCGACAGCGCAAGGCGACGCCCAGCGAAATCTGGGAGGCTGCGAAAACCTGCAGGGTGACGAGCATCATTCGTCCGTATCTGGAGGCCCTGGCATGAACGAGAAGCACAGTCGCAACACTGCGGCATCCGTCCGACAACGCCTGCTCAATCTTGCCCGGGAGCGTGGCATGGACTTCGGCCTGATGCTTACAAACTTCGCCATCGAGAGGTTCCTTTACCGTCTCAGTATTTCCCAGCATGAATGCGATTTCGTGATCAAGGGTGCCGTGCTGTTTCGGGTCTGGAGCAACGAGGTGTTCAGGCCAACGAGGGATCTGGACATGCTGGCTTTCGGTTGCTCCGAACTCACGCGAGTAGAGGGTACTGTCCGAGAGATATGCGAAATCGCGTGTGAGGATGACGGTGTGGCGTTCTCCTCGGAAAGCATTCGGGCTGAGGAGATTCGGGAGGCGGACGAGTATGACGGAGTCAGAGTCAGGCTCGTCGCGTATCTCGCCGGTGCGAGAATACCGGTTCAGATAGACATTGGCTTCGGCGATGTTGTCTTTCCCGCGCCCGTTACGATTGACTATCCGGTGCTGCTGGATCTGCCTGCGCCCCATCTGCGATCGTACCCTATGGAAAGCGTGATTTCCGAAAAGTTCCTAGCCATGGTTACATTGGGCCTGGCGAACAGCCGTCTCAAGGACTATTTTGACATCTACAAGCTGGCAAAGACGTTTGAATTCGAAGGCGCTCTGCTCAGCAGTGCCATCCGTGCAACATTTGACAGACGCGGTGCTACCGTGCCTGACCTTATGCCGCCAGCTCTTGATGCGGAGTTTCTTGAGAGCAGGACCAAGCAGGAGCAGTGGCAGGCGTTCGTCGATAGAGCAGGGTTAGCCTCAGTAGATAATGACCTTGCCGAGATTGTGAGCTTCCTGCGGGCATTTCTGCTGCCTCCGATGCAATCGGCCCACAAGAACGAGCCGCTCGCCGCGAGATGGACATCCGTGACAGGCTGGATAACCGAGTAGATTTCCTTGCGCGGTTAGTCACAGACTCTCATGGTTAGCGTTCAATCGCGCACTTATCCCGCATTATCCCGCACTTAGCCCGCACTCGACTACCACTGCCTGAGCGCATGGCGTCTATCTGTATCGAACAGCTTCTCGAACTTTCATGTGCATAAACCGACACTTTTTGGCGGTCTACGCAGATGATTGTATCAACCAGCCTATGAGTCTTGCCCTGGAGTCATGCCGCTCGCACTTGATCTCCCGCTCCGAAAAGCATAGGAATCCTGCCCCTTTCGCTACACAACATCAAGTGGCCCCCGTTTCCCGAACACCGAGAAGATTCCGGCACGTCGTGAATTCCGCCAGTAAATATCAACTGGAGAGGTTCACCGCCAACGGGAACCGCACGTGTCGGAGTGATTCATGCAGCTTTTCGCCACGGACAATGATCGTCTGGCTTTTCTTCTAGAGACGGATGCCTCGCGTCACCTGGAGCGACTTCTCGCCCAGGCGGCCGAACTCGTCACCGAGGAACTGCCTGAAGACAAGCGTCCGAAGTACATAACCAACTACATCGGCTCGAAGCAGAAGCTTGTCGATTGGATATGGAAGCACACCCCCGATGGAGTGGCTTCCGTAGTCGATGCATTCTCCGGCTCGGGTGTTGTGGCCTACATGTACAAGACCAAGGGTTTGCGAGTCCTGGCCAACGACCGGTTGCGCTACTCCTACCACGCTGCCAGAGCTATCGTCGAGAACTCCAGCGTCCGGGTAAGCGAGGACGAGCTTGCCGCTCTGCTCGCGGACAACCCGAAGGCCGGCACATTTGTCCGAGACAAGTTCAATGGGCTGTTCTTCGCCGATGGCGTTCACAAGCTTATCGATACCGTCCGCGCTAATGCTGATAAGCTGGAGGGCTACAAGAAAGACATTGCGCTCTTTGCTCTCGGCAAGACGTGCATGTCCGGCAAAGGTGGCTTCGGCCACTTCTCTTCCTCGACCGACTACGGCAAGCGGCAGGATACACCCGAGGAGTTCAAGGATCGATTCGCCGATAACGTCGCGCGAATCAACGCGCTCATCTTCGATAACGGCAAGGAGTGCAAGGCATCCAACAAGGACATCAACGAGGCTCTGCCGGAAGCCAAGGTCGACCTCGCCTACTTCGATCCGCCGTATGCGACCGAGTTTTCCACAACTAACTACGAAAAGAGCTACCACTTCGTCGAGGGTCTTATGACCTACTGGGACGGGCTCACGCTCGTCGAAGGCTCGAAGACCCACCACTATGAGACCGACCACAAGACAGTTACGAAGGCCAATGCCAACGAGTTCTTCTCGACGTTCCTTGCGAGCGCCAAGCATATCCCGAACTGGCTCATATCCTACCGCGATCATGCCTATCCCAACGAAGGCGAGATGAAAGACATCATCTCGGCAAGCGGCATGTCCAGTCGGATGCAGTCCCAGCAGCACAAGTATCACATATCATCCAAGCATTCTGAAAACTCGGTGGCAATGGAGCACCTCTTTGTCTGCACCAAAGGTGGCAGATCTGCTCAGGCGAAGGAAGAGGGAGACTCACGGGAAGTGACTGCGCGCATTGATGAGAACATGGCGGCTCTGGCCGGTTCGCCGTTTGCGGATGATCTCGACCTTCTCTCCTGCCAGGCCGGAATGGACCCGGTCAAGGTCACCGGCTTCATGGGCAACAAATACGTCATGCTCGGCTGGATCGAACGGCAACTTCCCAAGGATGCCAAGACCGTGGTCGACGCGTTCTCCGGCGGGGCGAACGTCGCATATCACTTCAAGCGCAAGGGTCTGAAGGTCATCGCGAATGACCTGCTGCTCTTCCCGTATCACGTCGCGCGGGCGGTGGTCGAAAACTCACACGAGACGCTTTCGGATGAGGATATCGAACGAATACTCGCACCCAACGCCAACGCGGGCAGCTTCATAGTCGATAACTTCGGCGGCTACTGCTACACCAAGAAAGTGCTTTCGTGGCTTGATCAGGTGTGGTCAAACATCCAGAAGCTGTCAGGCTATAAGAAAGACCTGGCGCTGGCGGCGCTCGGAAACACGGTCAAGGCAAAGAGCCTCTACGGCCAATTCCATCGCTCGAAGATCAATCTCAAGTCAGAACTCGGCGAAGGCGCTGATGTGGAGATGGAAGCGTATGCTGGCGGGTTCAAAGAGAGCCAGCTAACCAGTATCCCTATCTCAAGCATGGTCGAGAGCTTCAACCGGTACGCAAACCAGCTCAATAAGCTCGTCTTCGACAGTGGTCAGGAATGCAAGGTATTCCACGGCGACGCGGTGGAGGCGGTGCGAAAGTACGGCGCCGACGTGCTATATCTTGACCCGCCTTACATCACCGAGTTCTCCAACAATGACTACGAGTACTCGCTGCACTTCGTCGAGGGGCTGATGAACCGCTGGGCGGACAAGGAGCTTCTCGACGACAACCGGCGCAGCTACAAATCCAGAACTCACTATGATCGCGAGAGCATCCGCGCGCTTATCGAGAACCTTGCGTCCGAGGCGCGTGGCAAGTACAAGACCGTGATCATGTCCTACCGCGACCACGCTTTCCCGACTGAGAAAGAGATCAAGGACATCTTCTCCGAGCGGTTCGGGCAGGTTCGGGTCAAGGGAATGGACGTTGAGTACGGCATCGTGCTCGGCAAAGGCGGCGAGGGCAAGAACGGTCGCGAGCTGCTTTTTGTCGCTTCGGGTTCTCGGCAGGCTCCGAGGTCAATCGCTTCGGCGGGCGCTCCAAATTGCCACACAGCCATCCCCGTGGAAGTGAGTCTGAAGATTCCAGACGGGCTCTCGACCGAAGCGGTTGACCTGAATCCCAACGCTGGGGACCCTCAGTTCGGCTTCATAATGTGTCGCGCGGGCACGAACAAGAACGGCGATCACTTCACCCCGGACGAACTGGCGGCTCGCTACACGACAGCCATCAACAAGAAGATTGACCTGAAGCATTCCCAGGAACTCACGGATATCGTGGGCGGCATACTGGCGGCCGACTTCGTGGAAGACGAGACCGGCGGGCGCGTCGAGTGCGTAGGCGAGCTGTATGCGGCGGACTCCCCAACCGCCGCGCTCGCCTACAAGCTCATGAAACGCGGGATCATCACCCAGGTCTCGATGGAGTGCGACTACGAGACCGGGGAGTGCTCTATCTGCGGTAAGACCGTCACCAGCAAGGACGACTACTGCGTCCATCTCAGGAAATTCAAGGGCACGGATTATCAGGGCAAACCGGTGTTCGAGATACTGCACGGGGTGACATTCACGGGATTCGGACTACTCGACCGCAAGGGCGCGGACGATAACGCACGGATTACGCAAGTCGCCTCGCAAGAGGAACGGGCGTGTAACTGTGACAACACAGGAGGCAACTCAGTGGACGACATCCAGAAAGAGAACGAAGAGCAGCTTGAAGCAGCAAAGAAGAAGGACGCCCCGGGCGGAGGTGCCGCTCCTCCGGTCGATGACAAGACCCGGGTGAAGGAGCTTGAGGCCGAGAACAAGGACCTCAAGAACCAGGTTTTGGAGCTTCAGAAGCAGGTCCAGGAACTTGAGGCTGCAAGCAAATCAGCCGCGAACAAGGCACGTGCGCAGAAGCTCATGCGGAAGCTGGAGAAGGCGGGAATGGCTTTTGCCTCCGACGAGGATAAGGACCAGGAACTGGCGCGGCTCGCCGGGCTTTCGGATGAGTCGTTCGCTGCCACAGAGGCGGCATACGACAGAGCCATACAGCCAAAGTCCGAGTGCCCGAACGCCGGGAAACAGGACGATGACAAGGGGGCGAGCGAGAAGGAGAACTCCGCTTCAGCTTCGTCGGATCGGCAGATGCGCTCGAACGCGGGTGTGCGACCCGCCGATGTCGACGACAAGAAGCTCTCCCTCGAGGACAAGCTTCGCGACGGATTCATGACTGCCTACCGTGAGCGAGTCGGCCTCGCTGGCGCGGGCAAGAGCAACTAAGGAGGCGCAACGTGGCATTTCTCAACCCCAATCATCGCGGCCTGGCTTACGGCGACGGATACATGCAGGGCGCGGGCTCATGTGGTCAGTTCGTGAAGCTGGTCGGCAACGACCTTTACGCCGTGAACACCGATCCGCAGGACAAGAGCTTCGGCTTGCTCATCAAGGACTACAAGGCAGGCGACATGCCCGGCATCTTCTGCATGGGCGGCGTCTATGAGACCGACGTCTACGAGGGCACGATCAACGCCGATGATGACCTCAAGGTCTCGGCCAACGGCAAGCTCACTGCAGGTGTGGTGGAAGGTGACGAGGTCGTCGCCAAGGCTATCTCACTTTCGAGCGGGACGCTCAAGTTCCGCCTGCTCATCTAAGGACGGGAGGGACAATTGGAAGCAACCCAGCTCAACATTCACAGCCAGGAATACATGGAAACTATGGCCCGGCTCATGACCGAGGCTCTGGAATCCCCAGATGGCATGCGCGCGCTCGCGGCGGCTATCGCCGATCCAATCGAGCAGGAGATCAAGCGTAAGGAGATAACGTCGCTTCTTCTCACGCAGCACACGCTGCCGAAAGGCGAGCGGCCTATCTACCAGAAGAAGCCGAAGGTCAAGGCTTACTGGATCAGCACCGAGGGCGAGGCCAGAGAGCAGGAACTCGGTCAGGATGAGGTCGAGTTTCCGACCAACCGAATCCATTCGACCCCTATGGTAGATGTGTCCGTCCTGAAGAACGGCAACATCGGGACGCTCATGGACATTCAGACCTCCGCCGCGGACGACATCCGCAAGGAGATCGACAAGAGAACCCTCACCGTCCTCTCGGCGTCAGTACCGGCCGCGAACACAATCGAGGTAACGGGCGGCAAGCTGACGGACGACGCGTTGAACGAGGCGATCTCGATCATCGAAGACCTGGAACTCTCGGTCAAGTACATCGTGATGCGCGGACGCCGCTTCAACGATATGCGCGACTGGGATCTTGACCCGGAGACTCGCGCGGAACTGCGGACCAAGGGCGTCATCAAGAACTACGGCACGGGTGGCATTATGCTGACGGCATCCGCCGATATGAGCGAGATTCTGCTGCTGCCGGACGACGAGGTAGGCAAGATGCCTATTCGCGAGTCTCTGAAGACCGAGGCCATCGAGCAGAAGACCCGGTTCAAGACAGGCTGGCTCGTGTGGACCGAGCTCGGACAGGGCGTCACTCGCCCCGAGATCCTCGCCAAGATCAAGATACTGCCGTAAGGAGGGCCGACGTGACCAAAGTTAAGAACGTCCGGGCAGGCATTGTCATCATCGCCGATGCCGGACTCAAACTTGCCCCAGGCGAGACAGTGTCAGTTGACAGGCTGACAGAACAGATGAACTCCGCCGTCGACGCAGGCATTCTAGCGCGCATCGATAGCGACAGTGAAACCAAGTCCAGGCCAAAGAGCGCGCCGAAGTCCGAAGGCAAAAAACAGGAGCCCATCCACGACAATCAGCCTGCCGCGTCCAGCCAAGGAATGCAGCCGGAGGCTGGCATCGCGACGGACCAGGAGGGCAAAGATGCCGGCGCGTCCGCCGAGAACTCGGATGGAGCAAAGCGTGGCGGCAAGTGATCTGGTTTCGATTCTCAGGACCGATCTCGCGGACCCGAACGCTGAGCGATTCACGGGCGACGTGCTGACGCGCTGCATTCTGAAGAGCGCGTTCCCGGTCGCTAGAGACCTGGGAGATCGGAAGAGCACACGTCTGAACTCCAGTCACACAGTGATCTCG